TTCTATTTTTATTTATTTTCTTATTATTTTTTTCTATCTTATCGTTTAATTCTTTCATTTTATTGTCTATATTTTTATCTTGATCAACACAATCACTATTAATACAACCACAATTACAATGCTTTAAATTACTTTTATTTATACATTGTGATAGACCTCCTAGAATTGCTACAATAAAAGCACTAATGGCTATTAGTTCTATTGACATTTATAATATATTAATATTTTTTTTAATTTAAAAGAATAATAACTATATAATATAAACAGATAAAAACTTATAAAAACTTATAAAAACTTATAAAAACTTATAAAAATGCCAGATTATCAAAACGGTAAAATATATAGCATTAGAAGTCATTTGACTGATGATGTTTATATTGGTTCTACAGTTCAATCATTATCAAATAGATTAGCGGGACATAAAAAAGGTTATAAACAATGGCTTAATAAAAAAATAACTTATACATCATCATATCAAATTATTGAAAAAGACTATGAATGCTATATAGAGTTAATTGAAAATTATTCTTGTAATAATAAAGAAGAATTACATAAACGTGAAGGTGAAATTATAAGGGCTACAACTTGTATTAATAAAATTATTCCTGGTAGAACTAAAAAAGAATATGAAAAAGATAACAAAGAACAAATATCAGAATTAAAAAAACAATATCATCATAATAATAAACAACAATTAAATGAAAAATCAAAACAATATTATAATAACAATAAAGAACAACTAAAACAATATTATATTAATAACAGAGAACATTTATTAGAAAAATCAAAACAATATAATCATAATAATAAACAACAATTAAATGAAAAATCAAAACAATATTATAATAACAATAAAGAACAACTAAAACAAAAATATACATGTGAATGTGGTTCAACTGTAAGAAAAGATACTAAATCAAGACACGAAAAATCTACTAAACATCAAAACTTTCTTACTTCTTCTTAACATTTTTCTTCTCTTTCTTTTCCTCTTTACCTTTATCGAAGTATTTATTACTATCTAACTTAACACTAATCTTTTTACGTTGTTTTAGACCTATACCAGGTTCTAAAAATTTCATATCACTCTTATCTTTACTCATACCTTTATTATGATACATTTTATAGTATATTAATATATGAAAATATTTAAAATTTGAAAACAATATTTATTTTATTTATAAAAATTTATTTAAGCAACCCTACAGAACGATATAAAGGCGTGAATATTAGCAACACCAAAACCAGCGTCATTACCTCCAAGTCCATTTGTAAGTTCAGTTCTTATTTGGAGTTCAAAAGTATCACCAACAGAAGCAACAATAACACCATAACCTTCAGTTGAAGATGTATGAGAACCAGAAGAACTGGCATTACCAACACTAGAAAGTAAAGCATCGAGTTCATTGAGAGGAGTAGTTTTTCTTAATTTATGCATAAAATTACCAACCGATTTACCATTAGCAGTAAAATTTACGTAATATGAACCAGGATTAACACACGTAAAAACACCACTGGATTCAGTAAAATCAGCACCACCGTCATTATCTTTAGCCCATAAACTTCTCTTTAAGAAAGCAGTAGAGCCGTCATAAATTACAGCAGATGTTCCAGAGTTTGTAAATTCATAAAATACGGTTGGTTTTAGAACTCCTAATTTTGCTGTGTTGAGAGCAATTGCTGATGTATTGAGTGCTATGTTATTAGTAGCATTAGTAAGGGCAGTTTGATTAGCACTGCTAAATGATACTTTAGCCGTGTTCGCTACTATTGCCGATGCCTGGGCTGGTGTAATACCAACTTTAGCGTCGTTTATAGCCTGGGCTGTTTGAAGAGCACTTATTTCACTATCATTCGACGCTATTTGACCCGAAAGATTTGAAATAGCACTGGCGTTAGTTGTAAGTCCAGTATATAAAAGATTTATATTTACGAGATTAGTTGCTATACCAGTGGCATTAGTTGCTATATCAGTAGTATGACCTGCTACAACTGAAGCATCAGTATAAGAGATTTTAGCATCATTTAAAGCCTGTGCGGTTTGAAGAGCACCTATATCAGTAGTATGACCTGCTACAACTGAAGCATCAGTATAACTAATTTTAGCATCATTTATAGCCTGGGCGTTTTGAAGAACACCTATTTGACTAGTATGAGTTCCAACAAGAGTAGCATCAGTATAACTAATTTTAGCATCATTTAAAGCCTGTGCGGTTTGAAGAGCACCTATATCAGTAGTATGACCAGCAACAACTGAAGCATCAGTATAACTGATTTTAGCATTATTAATAGTTATATCATCAACAACAGCCTGGGTTAAACCAATTTTATTTGAGTTTGCGACAATTGCCGAAGCCTGAGTAGCAGTAATGCCCACTTTAACACTGTTTAAAGCAATTGCAGCAGTCATAGCATCAATAGTAGCAACTTTAGAAGCATCGAGGGCAGGGTATGAATTTTTAGCAGTATTAGCAATAATGGCATTTGCTTGTTCTGTTGTAATACCAGTGCCATCAGCACCATCAACGCCATCTACACCATTAGTTCCATCAATACCATTAACCCCATCAAGACCCGCGTTTCCTGTAAGACCTTGTTGTCCTCTTAAAGAACCAGAAGCAACCCATTGAGAAACACCGTCCCAAACGAAAAGTTGAAAACTATCACTTGAGAAGTAGGCATCATTAAGAACTAATGAATTAGTATCTAAACCAATAATTTGTGCAGATGTAAGAGTTCCTTTTACTGTAATGGATTGACCTTGGAGAGATGCTAAATAATCAGCAGGTGTTCCAGAATTACCTTGTTGAACCCAAACTTGATACGCACTGAGACCATCTACACCATTAGTTCCATTAGAACCATCAGCACCATCAGCACCATTAGCACCATCAACCCCATTAGAACCGTTAAAACCATTTGAGCCGTTAGTTCCATCTACCCCGTCTACCCCCTTTAGAGACAAAAGCCATTGTTCTTCAGTTCCAACAAAGCCGTTAGCCATTGCTAGTTGAAACGCTGAGAGACCTTGTGCCCCAACTTCACCAGTAAAAGTAAGCATTAATTTTCCGCTTTCGTCAGTCATAATTTTACGAACAACACCTTCCCCATCAGTTCCCTTTACAACAGCCGAAGAATATTCTTCGTGTTTGTATGTAGCCATACGCATAAAGGTTTGAGCAGTAGCACCATTAGTAATAATAACACGAAACCATTGATGTTTAGAACCAACGTTGAAGTTCATACCACCTTGTGCGGATTTATATAAATGAGTAGAACGAATGTCCCAATTGACTTTATCAGGCGATTGATCTATATACACAGTAGCGTTTTGATCTGCTTTCATAGAAACAGAAAGTTCAACATATGAACCAGTGCTTTCACCAGTTCCAACAAAAGAAGCATTAGCACCTAAAGAAGCATTTGAATTATTATATTGAGATTTAGACATTTTATTTATTATATATAATATATATATTATTATTATATTTTATTTTATTTTAAATTTAAATTTAATTAAAAAAAAAATATAAATTTATTCTGGATAATTAAATTTATTTATAAAACAATTAAAAGTAAAAAAAAATATATAATATTAATATAATATAAATATATAATCAATCATGGCACAAAATATGAAAGTTATTTTATATGATGTTAATAACAAAGTTCCTAACAATATAAATTTCAATGATACTATTAAAATAAAAGGTGGTTCTAAACTTGCTTTAACTAGTTTTAATGCTTCATTTGAAATTAATAATATTGGAGTATTAGTAAAGGATCAATCGTTTGATTTTTTCCCTAATTATGATATTACAGTAAATTTACCCGCAAAAAATGTAGCATTACCTTCTAAAACATATCAACATAAAAGTGAATTAGATGATGATTTATTTAAAGCAATCAATAGAGAATTTAGTGCTTTTGAAATAAATAATTTTGATAATGAATTATCATTAATTGGTATGGCTTTAACGCTTAATGAAAGTAGTAGTAAAAAAACATTATTTAATATTGATACTTATGAATTAGAACAGTTTAATTACCCCACAGAAGAAACAGGAGATTTTACAATTGATGCTGATGGTTATTATGATACTGCCGATGATACAGTTGAATTTTTATCTACAACACCAGTTAGTAATATATTAATGAAGGGTGGAGGCGTTGCTTATCAATATAATGAAAGATTTAATTTAACTAATCAAAATTTTAATTCATACATGAAAGTTTTCGACCAAAATGGTGATAGTATGTCTTTGTATTATCAAATTACAAAAGATGGTAATGGAGCAGGTAAATTAAAACTTAAATTCTTTGTTAGAATAGTAAAAGATGGTGTTTCCACAGATACACCTATATCAAATACTTTTTTTAATTATGATTTATTTATAAATCAAAACCATACTAATCCACTTCAAGGTCCCTGGTCTCGTTCTGATAATACTAAATTAAAAAGTTATTTTATGTGGTTTCAAAAATTAGGTAGATGGGAGATTATATTTTTCGATGCCAATAATAGTTTATTTCATACAGTTTTTACACAAGGTTTAGCATATAATATTACAAATAATTATAGATTTGAAAAGTTTATACAACAACCAAGTATTAAAAACGTTCAATTTAATGCTAATTTAAATAAGGCAACATTAAATACTAAATTAGTAGGTGCTAAAACTATAAAATCTAAAATAGAATTTAATAATTGTAATACATTAAAAGAAATTTACGCTTTAAATGCTATTAGTAAATTTTTACCAGAAAATAATTATTCATCAGTATATACACCTAATTATGAAACTGAATTTTTCCCATTACAAAATTTTGAAATAAGTTGTGAAATTGATACTATTAAAATTAAAAATTTTGTTGGTAGTAGTGATGGTAGTGAAGTAGGACGTAGAAACGTCCTAGCCTACTTCACCCCAGAAACAACTATTAGTCAATCTAAATATATTTATTCGTTTGACCCAAGTGATCCTATATACTTATCAGTTGATAGTGATAGTGATATAGACCTAAATAGTATTCGTATTCGTTTTTACAATACATATAATGGTGAAGGTTTTGTTGCTGATACTATTAGTTGTGTTTTAACTAATATGTAATTTGTTCTGGTGTATCTTATATTTGTAATTTATTTGTAATTTTATAATTTTTATCTAAGTAAATATAAAAATGAATATTAATTTCTCACCTATTAAATTTGTAATCCCAAGTTATAATAGAGCAGGTAAAGTAAAAACAATTGAGTTATTAAAAAAAAATAATATTGATATAAAACAAATATATATATTTGTAGTTGAAGAAGAGCATCTAGAATATAAAAAACATTATCCAGAATATAAAATAATTATTGGTGTTAAAGGATTAGTAAAACAAAGAGAATTTATTAATAATTACTTTAAAGAAGGGGCAAAAATAGTTAGTATGGATGATGATTTATATGCTATTAGACAATTCAATGAAATAGAAGGAGTTAAAACATTAACTGATACTGATTTAAAAGCATTTATATGTGCTGGATTTAAAGAATGTATAAGAGTTGGTAGTAGGGTCTTTGGTATATATCCAAATGATAATTATACACGCGATATGAGTGATAGTATAACATATGATTTATGTTTTTTAATAGGACATTTATTTGGTTATATCAACAGAAAAAATGGTAAATTAAAAATAGATTACGACCAGAAAGAAGATTATATTCGTTCTTTAAAATACTTTTTATTAGATGGTGTTCTAGTTAGATTTAATAACGTTTGTTGTATAACTAATACTTATAAAAATGTAGGTGGTATGAATACTAATAAAGACAAAAGGATTGAAGAAAATAATAATACAGTTGATAAATTAATAAAAGAATATCCAGAATATATTAAATTAAATAAAAGTAGAAAGTCGTTATATAAAGAAATAAAATTAATAAAACATAAATCATTATATAAAGTAGTTGAAAATTTAGGTTGTATAGATACAAATGATTTGATAGTTATAGATTTAATTAACGAATTAGAAAATACAAAATTTAAAATAAATTACAAACGATTAAATTCTGGTGTTGGTTTATCAATGACATTAGGTAGTCAAAGAATAAGAAGAAAAGCGGGTGTATTTGAAAATTCTAATAATAAAGTGTATCCAGAGTTATATAATAAGATAAAACTATTTGCTGATAAATATATATCAAATGATTATAATGCTATTCAAGTAAATAAGAATTATAAAACACAACCACATAGGGATATTTGTAATCGGCAAAATAGTTCAATACTTGGTTTAGGTGATTACAAAGGAGGTAAAACTAGAATAAATGGTTTATTATATGATATAAAGAATAAAATAATTAGTTTTAATGGTAAAAAATATTTACATTCAAATGATTTATCAAATAATAATAAAAATAGGTATAGTTTAGTATTCTTTAAATTATAATATTAATTTACAATTATTTCAATATAAAGATAAAAATAGTAAATAATATAAACCTGTATAAACATTTATAAACCTGTTTTTAAAATGCCTAATTATCAAAACGGTAAAATATATAGTATTAGAAGTCATTTGACTACTGATATATATATTGGTTCGACTATTGAAACATTATCAAATAGATTATCTCAACATAAAAAATATTATGAAAATTGGCTTAATAAAAAAACAAATTATACATCATCATTCAAAATTATTGAAAAAGATGATGAATGCTATATAGAATTAATTGAATTGTATCCTTGTAATAGTAGAATAGAATTATGTAGGCGTGAGGGTGAAATAATTAGAAATACAATTTGTGTTAATAAAAATATTGCAGGTAGGACTAAAAAACAATATCGTGAAGAACATAAAGAAATACTAGCAGAAAAAGAAAAAATACGGTATAATAATAACAAACAACAAATAAATGAAAGAACTAAACAATATTATGAAAATAATAAACAAATTATAGCAGAAAAAGCAAAACAACTGTATGAAAATAATAAACAAATTATAGCAGAAAAAGCAAAACAATATTATGAAAATAATAAAGAAATTATAACAGAAAAATCAAAACAATATCGTGAAAATAATAAACAAATTATAGCAGAAAAAGCAAAACAAATGTATGAAAATAATAAAGAAATTATAGTAGAAAAATCAAAACAATATAATCAAAATAATAAACAATCAATAGCAGAAAAATCAAAACAAAAATATACTTGTGAATGTGGTTCAACTTTAACGAAATACAATAAATCAAAACACGAAAAAACTAAAAAACATCAATCATTTGTAAATCTTAATTAAAAAAATCTTTTTTTCATATCTCTTACACTTGCTTCTATCGTTGATTTATTCCAGAGAACCCAACGACTAAAGAACCCAGCAGTTTTTCTACCTGATTTAGTCCAGTCCTCGCCTGCTTTATCAGCACCGTGTCTTTCTAAATATGCCGATTTTTTTTTATCAGCAACTTCTTTACCTTCGTTTTTGTAATATATTGTATAATCATTATAATTTTTAGCACCGAAATTTACGCGACTTTCCTGTTGTGTTGATACATCAAATACAACTGCTGTCATTTTATATTTACCAGATGTATTTTTAATTAATTTTAATAATTTTATTTCTGACATTTTTTTTAATTTTTATCTCAACTAATAATAGTATATATATTTATTTTTAAATAAGAAAACATGATGAATTTAGATTTGAATGACATTTTAGAGCACTTTCATTTTATTAATGTGATGCCAGGTAATAAATTTAAAATATCAATTGATTTAGACTTATTTAACAATATTAGTCAAGAGTATTATTTAGAACATGATATATTCAACCCCACATGTTATAAATTTAAAACGTTTCAAGAGTATAAAGAGTATTTATGTGATGTATTCGAATTTAAACGCAATTATTGTTATAAGCACCCAGATGTAGAAGAAATTATAGATATGCTTAATTTAATGTTTGGTAAAACTATTTTACATAAATTTATTATTTCCGATAGTTCATTTGATAAATCTGTAATTTGTATAATTGAACCGAGCGTAATAAATCAAAATTTGAATGATTTAATATATAATTACTAATTAAGTTTTTTTTTGTTTTTTGTTTTTTCGCCTCATATTAAAAAATTAAAATCTGTGTATATATTAATATACAAGTAAATACTTTATAACTTTTCTAAAATTATATAATGTCTCAAGTAGCCCACATTTACAAAATCACAAATCCTTCAACTAATGAAATCTACATAGGTTCAACTTATAAATCCCCAGATGTTAGATTTCAATCTCATAAATATCATTATAATAATTATATTAATGGTAATAGCAATAAGAAATTAACAGCCTTTAAATTGTTTGAAAATCATTGTATGAATATATGTTATGTTTCTACAATTGAAAGTTTAGTTGTAAATAGTATATATGAATTAAGAGATACAGAAGCAAAACATATATTAGAGGCTAAACGTTTTGAACTCGCCCTAGTTAATAAGAATATACCAAATAGAACACTATCTCAATATTATATTGATAACAAACAAAAATACAAAAACTATTATCAAAGTAATAAAACAAAAATTTTAGATTATCAAAAGAGTTATAATAATACAAATAAAGAAAGTATAAAAGAATATCATAAACAATACTACATCCAGAATAAAACTAATAATTTAAGTTAAATATTCATCTTTGCTATATAATAAGGTTTCAAAATTATGATACAATTTGGCATTTTCAATATTGTAATATAAGAATTGATATTTTTTATTTAATAATTTTAAATGTTCCCAATAATTAGGTATAGCACTACCATGTTCTTCATATAATTTTACGTGTTCTTTTTCACTCATTAAGTTAAACCAAATCAACGCAGTCATACAATTACGCAATGTTGGTGGTAATTTTTTATAACTTTGACTAACACATAATATACTAAAAGAGTAATGTCTAAATTTTGTAGAAAGATGATCTACTCTTGTTTTTACTAATATATCAGCCAAATCATCATATACCAATAATATTTTTGGTCGTGGTTTCCCTTCTTTCTTTTCGTCCCAGTTTTTTTGACTTTTCATAATTTCTTCAACATATATATTAATATTCATTAAATCGTCCATATCATCAATTTGATACACGTTTGTCATAGCATTCAATATTTTTTTTGTCGTTTTATCGAACCTACTAGTAGGCGAAAAATAATAAATTTCATCGAAAAATGAAGGATTATCAGGGTCATTTTCATTACCGCAATAATAAAAATTAGGGTGGGCTAATAGGCACATAATCAAATTACTTTTTCCAGCACGAGGCGGTGCCACAATACAGGTCGTGCTGGGGTGTATGGGTAAAATTGGGTTTAATTTACTTTCTTTTTCTTCATCTTTTTTAACAGGTAATATTTTTAATACACTATTTTTATTATCATTCATTTTTATTTTATTATATTATATTATATTAATATATAATTATTTACATAATAATGGCTTATAATTTTTATCAAAATCAAAAACAAGTTTCCTTTGGATTACAAAGTCAAATATCAGGGCTTCAAGAAAGTATAGAACAACAAGGTAAAGAACAATTAACTAATAGACAAACACAAATAGCACAATTAAGTCAAGCACAAGATGTTGAAACCACAGAAGAACAATCTCAATTAAAACAATTACAAGCATCAGGTGTTGGCAGTTTGGTTGAAGGTTCAGTTCTAGGATTACCAGCAGTAAAAAATTTAACAGGATTAGTCCAAAAGGGTTATTCAGCATATCAACAAGGTAGTGAAGCATTAGAAGGTTTAAAATCAACAGCAACTGAAGCATTATCAACTATTCAACAATCAGCAACTAAAATTACATCAAATTTAAGTAGTGCTACACAGGATATAGCATCTAATTTAAAACAAGCGGTTTTAGAAAATCCACTTACAGATGCTATAACATCATCTTCATTTGATACACCAACAAATATTTTTCAAAAGACAACAACAAGTGTTTTAAGTGATACTGACAAAGCAATACAACAACAAACACAAGCACTAAATCAATATAGAACACCAGCACCAGAACAATTTGGAGAAAATATAAATATGGAAGGACGTCAATTGAGTGATATTCCAACAGCAGTTTTACCAACAACACAAGAAACTAGTTTTGGTTTAGAAACACCAAGTAAAAACGCAATAACAGATAGTAAAAGTGCTATGAGTGCCGAAGGTGAAATAACACCTATTACAAATATAGAAGCACCAATAGAAGAAGCAACAGAAACAGTAGCAAAAAAAAGTAGTAGAGGTATATTGGGGACTATATTTGGTGATATTGGTGAAGGTATAGCAGATGTATTAGATCCTATCGCAGATATAGCAACAGCGGGATTAGCGGTGTATTCAGTCGTAAAAGGTGTAGAAGATGAAACCGCAAAACCTGAAGCATTACCATCACAAGAAGCACCTCCACCATTACAACAAGAACAAATACCTACTGAAATACAATCAACAGCACAAGTTGGTATTTAATCAATAAATTTATTTACTATTTTTTATCAAAATTATTTACTAGTTTTTTATCAAAATTATTTAACATTTTTTTATTAATTAATTTAACAAATTATTTACTATTTTTTATTATGATTTTTTATTAAAAAAAATATATATTAATAATATAATAATCTATTATTAATTTAAAATGTCTCAACCTATTTTACGTCAATTGAAACTTCGCAGTGAAGAACAACAAACCCTCAACACAAAATATAACAAATCAACCGTTATAATTCCAGCAGATGCTATGTATTCTACTGATTTGTCTCAGTCATATCTTAATCTTAAATTAAAGATTAAAACAAACAAAGATAAAGAAATTACAACTGCTGATTTAGTTCATCTTAAAAGTAAAGATTTAAGTGTTTCTTTTGGTCATGGTTCTCTTGATTATTCTCCTGCTTGCCTTATTAAAAATTGTGTTCTCAAAACAGGAAACGGATCAATCATAGAAAGTATCCCCTTTTCAAATATTATTTCCCAGTCGCTTTATCAATTTATCAACAATAAAGAAAGCGTTAGTAATAAATCTTTACTTTCTGGTATGTGTTTTGAAAGCAATGCTCTTAATGGTTCTATGTCTTCCATAGTAAAAAACCCTATTCAAATTCAAATTCCTTTAAGTGATTTATTCCAATCCTGCCAATCTTCTAATTGGTATATGAGTGAAACAAAAGGTTTAATTTTTGACCTCGAATTTGAAGACAAAAAGAACCTTATGAAACTCAATAAAATCAATAGTAGATTACATAAAAATGAAGATTATGCCGATGCTACTCAAAATCTTCTTAACCTTAAACCAACGATTGATTTCAATGATTTACTTAGTTTTGATGACCCTGAAAAATTTTACTTTACTGAAGTTGATGGCACTAATCTTTCTACAAATCTCCAAGCACCTAAACAAATTAGAATTCCTACTCGTGAATTATTTAATGAACCTAATCTTTCTAAAATTGAACCAAATGACCCTATTACACCACAAAATAGAACTCTCGAATTTAATACTGAAAACCAAAATATAACTGTTGCTGAATTACAAGCAAAAGGGTTAAATGTAGATGATTATATAAAAATGGTATTTAAATATAAAGGTGATAATATTAGTAAAAATTTTGTTTATTATAATAAGGTTGTTGAATTTCTCCCAGCCGTTGCTGAAGTTCCAGCACAACCCGCAGTTTTAGAATACAAAAATATTGGTGGTAAAAACGAAGGTGGTGTTGTTCCTACTGGTTGGGCTACTGACCCTGGCACTTATTTACTCAATGGTGCATCTGCTACTGATTTTACACTTGATGTATTTATTGATGGCACTACAGGTCAATATTCTCTTCATAATCAATCTTGGGCTGATATATCTGGCAAAGCAGGAAACCCTACATATATTATACCTAAAGAAAATTTAGGTGCAGGTAATACAGTTGATTTAACTATTGTAATAACAGACCGCACAACTAACCCCCCAGCATATACCATCAATGGAGGTGCTAATGATGGAGCACAACCAATCCCAACAGGAACAGCACGTGTTCCTGGCAATCCAACATCATTAGTATTAGAAAACAGTCTTTTTAGTGATGAACCCACTAAATATGAAATGGTCTATATTGAATTACTTAATGGTAATTTATTTACTACTTATGATAAAACCGAAAATGATTTTCATGCTAAAATTAAAGAAAATAAATTAGTTGTTAGTGAAACTGAAATGACATATTTAAGAGCAAAAGGTCTAGTTGCTGATGATTATAGAATTACTGACACATGCTTCGATTTAGTAGCCCAAAATGAATATTTAGAAAGTGCTGATGTTAATACTGATATTGTATCTGGACTTATCAGTAAAGTAGCACCTGAAATTATAGTAGATAATAAAACTTATTCTAATGGTGCTTTTGTTCTTCCTAATACTGGTCGTAAAGTTAAACTCAATAAAATAACTGCTATTGCTGGTGGTAAATATGAACTTACATTTAGTAATTTAAATCTTGCTGATGCTTTTGGGTTTCAATTCAAAGGTGTTGATAGAGCCAGTAATACTGCTAAATGGGGTGTTTCTGGTTTAGATGCCCCACTTGTTAAACTTGGATTTGTTAATTTCCAAAAACTAACAGTTGCTTTAACTGATGCTGAATTGGTTGCTAAAATTGCTGAAGGTTTAACTTATGATATTGACCTTTTAGAAATAGTAGTCCAACAGCAAAGTAAAAATAAGAAGTTGCCTATGCCTAAAGTCTATAGTAGTTATAGTGTAGAACCCTTTACTATTGAAAACAATGTTTTTCAAATGGAGCGTCAATTTAACATTACTCAACCTAACGTTTATAATGTAGCATTACTTATGCCCGTTGGTGATAGTTTAATTAGTAGTTGTATGGATAGAAACGTATTTAATTATAGATTTCAAATTAATAATATTTCTAATACATCTACTGATTTACAACTTAAATCTTTAGTTAGTGATTATCCATCATCTCTTCATTTAGATAAACAAATTGATTATTTCTCCAACTCTTCATATCAAATGAAAACTATGTTTGGGATAAAAGGCTTGGAAAATGTAGCAGTTGTTCCTTCTATTCTCCCATTGAAGATTTACAGTGCTAATGATGCTAATAGTTTCTATACCAATCCTGCGGGATTTAGTCTTCAACTGGCTATGGCATCTAACGAAGAAGCAGGTCAAATTAAAACGGGTGTTTGTTATTTACTTAAATCGTGCCTTAAATCTCTTTAAATTATAAATCTCTTTAAATTAATAATTATTTTTACTTTTTTTTCAATTTAAACAATAAATTATAATATAATATAAAAAGATAAATAAAGATATAAATAGATAAAATGCCTGATTATTCTAAAGGTAAAGTATATGCTATTCGTAGTCATTCTACTGATAAAATTTATATTGGTTCAACAATTGAAACATTATCATCAAGAATGGCAAAACATAGATATGATTATAAAAATAATAAAGGTTTATCATCAAGTGAAATATTAAAATTTAATGATTATTATATTGAATTACTATGTGATTTTCCTTGCGACCGTAAAGAACAACTTGATAAAAAAGAAGGCGAATATATAAGGCAATATAAAGATAAATGTGTAAATAGATATATTCCTGGTAGAACTAAAAAAGAATATGATGAAGAAAATTATCAAAATAATAAAGAACACATAACAGTTTGTCATAATCAATATTATCAAAATAATAAACAAACAATAGCAGAACAAAAAAAACAATATTATAATAATAATAAAGCAGAAATAAGTGAAAAAAGAAATCAAAAATATACTTGTGAATGTGGTGGTAAATATACAAACATTAATAAAACAAAACACAATAAAACTACTAAACATATAAATTTTATTAATTCTTCAAATTAATTTATTATTATTTTTTTTTTATAATTTTTATCTAAAGTAATATTAATATACTAATTAATAAAATGAATAATTTATTTATAACAGAACCAGAGCCAATTATTAAATCAACAAAGAAAATAGAACAAATTACAAATGAAGATGATGAAGATATATTAAAATTAATTCTGGATAAAGAAAAACCAAAGC